CGGGTATCGAAACCCATTGTATAAGCTACTTCCTCAATGGTTGGATAGAAAACACCTTTGACGATTTTATAAGTTGGAGCGTAATAAGCTGCGTCTATGTTTGGGTGTTGCGCGAAATGATTGATTAGGCCAGTTGATCCTACCCAAGTTTTGCCAGAACCGTAACCAGCCACATAAGCCCTAAACTTATTGGGCATTTTTAGAAATTGGGCTTGAGGGATATTTAGGCTAGGCACTCTTTCTGGCATCCTCAATGGTGAAGTTGATCGCCAGTGGTTTTGCTTTCTCTTCGGCTTCGTTATCGCCGTCCCTATGCCCTAGAACAACCTTTGCCGTCCAGATAGCAAAAGTAGGGTTTACTCTACCCGCCATTGCCCCCTCATAGATGAAAGCCTCTTGGTAATCCTTTGCTCTTTTGTAAGCGTCGAAGAATTCAGGGTTTACAAGGTTATCTTTTTTGTCTTTTTGGTTGGCCCAATTAAGTAAAGTCTCTCTATGAACCCCTAGATTACAGGCGAATCTAGCGAGCGTTGGAAATATACCCTGACTACTGGAACCATCTTCGTTGTATGCGAGCTGTCCGGCTTCAAAATAATCGAGCAATTGCTTCGCGTACTTTTTTTGATACTTAGTCGGCTGTCCTGCATTTGCCATCTGATCCCCCAAGGATAGATTATCTGCCCACAAGACAGAAAGGCTTTGTTTACTCTAATGATATTAGATTGTTTTGTTCTTTGCTAAAACATGATAATGATTGCCCTATGATCAGTGGTGCAAAGTAAGGCAATAGCTCAATACTGAAAACGTCCGAATGCTCTTTTGATGATACAGCGTGATCCTCTTCCTTGTTGTAGTTTCTCACCTTTGGCGATTCGCCAATATAACCAGTAGAACCCATTTCTCCCCAAGGATGAAACGGTAGTTTCCTTGACCACTTTACAGGCTTATCGCTTGGGCTGTGCCATACATCAAGAGAACCCATTGATAGGGCTGGGTCTGCGTCTTTATCTAGGGCTGGGTTGATGTAAACAGCTTTTTCAATTTCTGCTTTAAATTGCTCTGCGGCTTGGTGAATGATCGCGCAACCGTTTGAATGTCCAACCAATATAATCTTATAACCTGATAGCTTTGCATTGGTGCAGGCGATAGAAAGTTTTTTGGCTATTTTCTTGTTTTTCCAATAGGTTTCCCCTACCCCAAAGTGACCATAATCGACCATGATATAGGGAATACGATATGCAGCATAAAACGGCCTTAACTTACCAACCGTTGATCTACCCCAATCCCACACGTTAAACCCGTGGACAAGAATAACTAATATTTTCACATGGTCGAGCCTTATTCAATAACTAGGTAAATTATCACAGAACCCAATGATAAACCCTTGCCCGCCCCAAGTCTAACGCTCCATCCATTAGCTCTATCGGGGTTGTATTCGCTCATTCCAGCCCATATCGGCATCAAAGTTGGGTGTTTTGTCGCTCTCTGGCCCGCAAGCCCCACAATTGAGGCAGGCCGTTTGAAAAAAGAAAGCGCCGTTCTCCCTCTTGCCCATTACTTCGTGGTGAGAAATATTGCTGTCTCCACAAAAGGGACAAGCCAAAAGTCCATCTTCATTAACCTCACTCATATCTATGCCCCTTGTCTATTTGTAAACGAATCTTTGTTAATCTTCTGCGCTTTCAGCCGCTAACGCAGCATAAGCCGCCATATCCTCATAGTCATCGACTACAAATGTCCCGGCAGTTGATCGGGCATACTTCAGCATAACCATAAAACGCCATCCTTGTTCCTCCGTAAGCTCTGTTCCTTCTAGCGCATTAAACGCTGTGATCGTCTTTGCCATTGATCGTTCGCCGCCGGGACAATCGCGCTGCTCTGCCCTGTCCTCGATATGCTGCGCTGATCTTCTCAGCATCTCGCTTGGTGTCATTTATTTATCTCTCTGTATTAGGTAAGAAATTATTTATCTTCGACAGGGAAATATGCCTGTGAGAAGAAATTAAATTTCAAATCCTCCAACTCACCAATCATGTGCTTATCTGGTTGCCCCGCCCATCCAGAACCAACCTCACCATTTCTGTATTTATCTACAAAAAAGATGGAACGCAGTTCGCCAGATTCAGCTTTGTTTAAAAGGTATTTCAGGGTATCAATCGTTTGCTGATCAACTTTGATGGCATGAATGCCCGTAACTTTTTCCATCATTTTCACTCCGGTTAAACTTCCATTTCAAGTTGAATCTCATAACGCTCGCGGTCATCTTCGCTGGAATCTTCAAGGCCTTCAGCCCAGCGATAGAATGCTTCCTCGTTTAATGTCATATTGTCATTTATCAATCTTTCCATCCCTTGTGATTTTCGTTGCTCCAAACGTATTTAAATATTAAGGAATCAAGCGTTTATTTAAATTATTTTATATTTTCCAGTGTATGACCTGACCAATTATCATTTTCAGCCGGAGTTTCCTCACCACCAGTTGCCCAATCTTTGTTGGTTAGATCATCATTGATCGAGGTTTGCTTGGTGCTTGCTGGCCCGCCATTGCCGTCATATCTTGCAACCCACTCAGCCTTGAATCCAGACCAACTATTAGTGGCGCTTATCTCGATGGCTTGCGCTACAGAGATTCCAGCTTTTTGAACTTCTGCCAATATGCCTTTCAGTGCCAGTTCTGAATTCGTCGCTTTTTTATTTCTGCGAACAGCAAGCCAAGTGGTGACGACTTCCTCACTGACACCTAAATCAAGAAGCGCTTTTTTAAAATTGAATACGGGAGCCGCTGTCGGCGATATAGGTTTCTTTTTATCTTTTCTCTTCTCTTCTATTCTCTTCTCTTCTGGTGCAAGAGAATTAAAGTTACTTAAAGTTTCTTTAAGTTCCTTGTTCTGAGTCATCGTATTATCAAGGCGCTTGGCAAGTTTTAAACAGGTGATTGTGTCGCCTGAATGCTCGAAGAGGCCAAGGTTTACCATGTCGATCATTATCTTTTCAACCCGCAGTGTATCTATCTGCAAGTGAAAGCCTAGAACCTCTGCGTCATGCTTTAACTCAAAGGTGATATTGTCGGGTGCAACCCTAGCCGCTATTAGCTCAATGCAATACCAGTAAAGGGCATAGCCATCAGAGCCGTAGCGCATTAGAATTTTCTGAATTTTGTCGTCAGTGTGTGCGTTAGAGTCGTGCTTGAACCACTTCATTTGAACCCCCAGTTTGATTTTTCCCAGTTTAAAAGAACGCGGCAACCCTACTGGGGGAAGGCTGTCCATTGGTGATCAAGCCAATGTAAGCCGCTTAACAAGTATACTTAAACTGTGATTATGTTCAACTAACCTTTGATCGCTCGGCAATTTCTGCCTCGTCATCATGGTAGCTATTGGCTCTTTGTCGAACTGAAAAGAATCCTTCATGTTCCGGGTAGTCTTGCATGAATTTACGGGCATAATGAGAAATCCAGCCATCATCAATTTTGAATTGGCTCTCCTTTTCCTCAACCATTGTTTGCCATCGAATCCGGTGAAAAATACTTTTCGCTGAATAATACTTTCTACAAAGTGTTGCTATTAGCGCATATTTCACAAACAGCACATAAATCTCAGGATTCTCACGACAATGAATCTCAAAGTTTGCTTTTGTCCACTTGCCTTTAAGTGTCATATTCCTCGCCCTCTCGTTCCAAGCCAAATGATTAAAAATATACAGGCTACTGATATGCAGCCGGGTATTAGGTCAGCCATTTTCGCTCTGCTCATCGCTCTCATCAATAACCGTGGTGCAATACATAGCTATAAGCTGATCCCTTTTAAAAGGCTTTTCCGCACTCTTTGTAGGTTGCGCCGTCAGCACGAATAGCCAATAGACCCACAAGTTTTGCGCGTGTCCATTCATTTCGTGGGGCTTTTTCCCTCAATGTGTTTTCTATACATTTGCTGGCAGTGTCTCTCGTTTGATGCGCTCTTGGGCAAACCCCGCAAACCCAACAAACAACAGTCTTGGTTGCTTTCTTTGGATAGCCATCAAAATTATTCACAACGAAGCCTCATAACTTTCGATTAACTCAACCCATGACTTACCGTTCCATATATCACGGACGGTTCTAACGTCAACTTGGAAGGCTTTAGCCAGTACCGTAGAACTTACGCTTCCCATCAGTTGCCAGATAATCAGCGCATGACTAGGGGCGAGCTTGGAATTGTAATGCCGCACAAAATTATCAGTAGGAAATGACCGCAAGCGATAACCGGCAATCCATGACCCAATTTGCCTATAATCAAAATCACGCTCTTTTGGCCTTCCCGCTCCACTTTTCATCCACTTCAGAAAATCTTTCAGCATTTTCTCTGGCTCATAATAATCAAAAATATGATCTTGTTTGCCA